CAGCCGATAATTCACCCCGCCAGAGAAGACCTTCAGCACCCCGTCCGTGCTGATCAGATTGCGATCGTAAAGATCGAGGCTCGGCGTCGGCGTGAACGCCAAGCCGCTGTCACTGGCCGCGATGGTCTGATGGTTGCCAGGCAGCGACAGAACATTCGTGTTCAACGACCACGGCTGAGAAACAGGAGCCGCCGGAGTCTGCGCCATCGCTACGCCAGAAACGAGCAGGCAAAGGATAACCACTTTGGCGATGTAGGCCACCTTGGCCGGAGTGCCATCGGGATTGTAGTAGTGGTTGTAGAGTGCGAGACCCAGTTGGGAAAAGCCAAGAACGAACGCCACCAGGGGCTGATATTTCGCGGGAATGATCCCACCGAACAGGTTGACGGCCTGACCGATGAGAAGCAGGAACTGATAAAGTAAATGCATGAACACTGTCATTGTTGCTTTCTCCTTTTAGTTTGAGAATCCATACGTCAGATCGACCCAGTCCCAGACACCCTGAATGCCGCCGTCTGTGAGCAGCGCCTTCAGGTTGTCATCGGGATCTGCGGGAAGTTCTTGCAGGTAAAGGTGCGGCGCGTCGGGAAAGCTGCGCCAAGTTGCACCCTCGGCAAGGCCACAAGTCAGTGCTTGCGCGAGAAACGATTTCCAACGAGCATCCGCGCTGGACCAATCCGGCTTCCAAGTCAGGGCGGTCAGTCCGGGCAGGTCCGGGCAGCAATCCACGGCCAGCCCGTAGTTATGCATGGAAGTTCCGGGCTTGGCGTTCGTAACGATTGGCCCCGGCACCGTGCGGCCCTGAGCGTAGAGCGCAGCCTGTTCCGGCCAAGTGCGGAGCGCTTGTGTGACGCGGAGATGGATTGCGAGCGAACTGGCGGTGAGAAGCTGATCGAGCTGCAGGATGCGGCGGCGCAGTTCCGGGTGAACGGTCTGCAGCCGCGTGAGGCTAATTGTGTCCAACGGGTTTTTCTACTGCACTACTCTTGCGAAATGCTATGCCTAAAATTTTCTCGGTGATGATCAGCAGCACCATGCCGATGAAGACCCACAGAAGCTGCTCGTGATGAGACACCGTGAGTTCCAGGGCTGTCAGCCGATTCGTGATCAGGTCGTATTGCCCCTGCTCTTTGTCGGAATGAAGCTCGTGCCGGATTTCCAGTTTGTCGAGTCTCTCCTCAATCGCTCTGAGCCGTTGGTTATCGAGCGCGAACTGTGTTTGTTCCGAGTTGATTTTGACCTGTTGTGCATAGAGGAAAATAAAGGGCACCAGACAAAACAGAATGACTGCGACGATGTAGTGGGGTTTCTTCACGATGTCGTCTGGTCCGAAAAGAATTTTTCCTGCATAAGCCGCTGGCTTTCGTAGGCCGCAGCCTCATCAGAAACGGTCTGCTTTGCGGCGTCGATATCACTCAAAAACTGGTCTTCGGTATAGTCCAGACTCGGTGCGGGGTTGAAGACGTGCTCGCGTGTCGTTTGCCCGCACGTGGCTACAAGCAGAATTGAACCATCATCCCGCTGGGACGCAGTCACAGTCACGCTCTGGCCAGCCTGCGTCATCGTTCCTAGCGTCTTCATGTCCACCTCATTTCACCCCCGACACCCAAGCCTCGAAAAAGTCGAGCACGGCCGAGCCGCTTGTGTCATTGGTCAATTGCGAATGCAGAACTTGTATCTGAATCGCAGCGCAGTTCTGCGTTTTCGCAAGCGTTACCGTGTCGATCGTAGTGGCAAGTGTGTTGCCGCTGGTAATCTGCCGTAACTGTGTAAAAGTGATCCCGGCGTCTAACGAATAGGAAATCGTAATATGGCTGGTGCCACCGTTGAGCGTGTTCGTCGGCACGGCAATCTTCACGTTCAACTGGAGGCTGCTGTAGGTCGGATCGCTCGGAGTGCTGAAGTTGCTGAGAACGTAGGTGCCGGACTTGATCTGCGAGGTTCCTGTTCCCGTGAGCACGCCGAATGTGTTGACGTTGCCATCAAGTGTATTGGTCTGATTCGTCCAGGTGGGTGGCGATGTTCCGGCCGTTGTATAGACTTGCGTGCCCGGGCCACCCGTAACTGTTCCGCCGGCGCTTCCCACTCCCCCGTCTCCGTTGCCCGTTGTCGGTGCCCCGCCCGACGGCGGGGTCACAATCGAACCGACGAAGAAGCGTCCGACGCCCGTGTGCGCCGTGGCTTTCGTTGTCGTCGCGTAGTACGTTACCGAGCCGCCGGTCAGATTCGGGTCGTCGTAGTAGACCCAGAGGAGCGTGTTGTAGGGTTGGCCGGTGATGGAACCTGAGTTCAGGCTGATGTTTGCGTGGCCCGTGAGCTGCATCGTAAACGCCGCGATACTGACGGTCGCATTTGATCCCGCATCCGTCGCCGTCAGCGGATTGGTGAGTGGCTGGTAACTGGCGTAGCCCGGCGCCATGATGTTCAACGCACCAGTGTCGAGCGCAATCGAGCCCGCGGTCCCTGCCAAGGTGAACGAGTACGCGGTCACGTTGGAGAGCAATTGTTCGTTCTGCCCCAGCAGGTTGAATGAAGTGAATTTGTACCAGATCGTTTTGCCGACGTAGGTCGGATCGAACTGGAATGTGAACGACGCCTCGTCGAGCCGCGCGAACAGGTCGCCGGTGACGTGCGCACCAGGTGTGGTGCCGTAAATGCCGCGGTACAGCGTGGTCAGGTTGTACTGCTGATCAGCGACTAAAGTTGCTGTCTGATAGCTCAGGAGTTCAAGCGTTGGGCCCGCACTCACGATTGCCGAAAGGGTCACATTCGAAGATGCCCCGCCGCTTGTGGTGCTCGATAACGGCGTGTTGTCCGTCATGGCCACACCGAGAGTGTGCGTTGTGTCCGGGTTCGTTCCGCCATAGCTGGCCAGATTCGCCACCAGCGTGCCCATGCGCGCTGGGAAGTTTACGGTCTCTTGAAGCTGATAGTTCGTGCCGTCGAATGACGCCCAAACGTGACAACCGCCCCAGTTTTCATTCGAGCCGTTCACGAAGCCGAATAGCATGTTCCCCTGCTGCAGACCTAGGCGTGAGGGAGCCTCGAAGATCACCGCACTCGTGTTGCCGGGGTCTTCCTGACCGGGCAGTGGCGGTGGCGGATTGTTCGTGTCTTTGGGGTTGTAAGCTGGTGCGGCCGCGCCCCAGATGAAGTCTTCCGCCACGATGGACAAACCCTTTTCCGGGTCATCTTCAATCTTTTGGATGCGCACGGGTGCCCCGTTTAGGCCCAGCGTGGAATCTGTGATCGTGACGACATCCATCGGTTCGAGGAACGCAAAAGAAGAAGGAAGGCGGAACTCGTAAGTGTTGCGGATGTAGACGTTGCGCTGCAGCCGCATGGACGCGGCGTACTGTGCGGCCAGCAGGGTCGTGATGAAGTCCCAGGACTGCGAGTCTTCGCTCCGCAATCCGTAGCGCTGAATCGAAGCGTCATCCTGTTCATAGACCACTTCGGGGTTGTAGTCGTTCACTCGCGCCGAATAGGACACCGGCACGCGGTTGTAGGCGTCCATGTAAGGCGTCCGCGTGACCTTCACGGGGTCCTCGGCCTTATCGTCTACCAGGAAATTACTATCAGTCAGGCTGGCCACAGGCGTAGTCGAGGGCTGATACAGCACGCCGTGTCCAACTGCCGAGGTGTCGCAGTAGGGAACGAACTTCAGAAGCCCTTCGGACCAGTAGGCCCCCACCATGCCAGCTTCGAGCCATTCGCCGATTACGCTGGCCGTGGATTGCTGATTCTCCAGAACTGGCGAGATGAAGAACGAGTTCGCGGTCCAGCATTTCCGCGCCAACGTCAAGTCGCCGATGCTGGCGAGCGGAAAGCCGATACCGTAGCCAGGATCTGAAAGAATCGCCGTGATGCAATCCGCCGGATTCGCATCAAGGATGCCGCCGCCGACTTGGTAGGCCCCAGCGACTTCATAATTGTAGTTGGGAAGTTCCGGCGAGTAGCCGAGGTAGAGCTGTGATGACGCGATCATCGCCAACTGGGTGTATCCCAGCGCCTGCGATGGATGCTTCGAGGTCAGGTAGGACCAGGGCGACTGACCTTGCCCGCCGCCGATGAGCGTCAGATTGATCGAACTGGGCGCGTTGTTGTCGGTGTTTGGATCAGCATACTGGTAATTGATGACAATTCCCTGCCCTGTATCGGCTGCCGCAAAGGTATAGACGCCAGCACTGACTTTGTACTGTCCGACGGTGGGGGTGCCGCTGGAGATTTTGACAAATCCATTCCCTCCGGGGTAATACTTCACGCTAAGGTCGCTGTTGAAGGTAGCCGAGTTCTGCACCGTGACGGTGTAGGGACCGGAAAAAGGAACAATGGAAAGTTCTTCTGTTGCGAGAATGTAGCGGTAGAAGCCATATGAGATCTGGACGTTCTTGCCCGCATCGGCGCTTGCGAAGGTGTAAACGCCGGTGGCTGGATTGACTTTGTACTGCCCTGCGCTGGGCGTGCCCGTGGTGGCTGTCATGCCGACTGGCGTGTTCCCTGCCAGCGTGACCGCTCCAGGCGAGCCGTAATCGTTGATTCCTGAATAGCTGTAGGCTGTGACCGCCGCAACTCCCTGGTCAGCCGCAAACGCAGCCGCGTAGGTGGGCGTATACGTGTAAGGCGAGCCCACGGTGTAGGATTCCGTGACGCCTTGGACGACGAAGCGCCCGGTATTGTCCCACACACTCAGGAGCGCACTCAGCGGTCCATGACAGAGCGCCGCCATGATCGAAGCGGTGTAGACGTATTGGCTGCCACCTTTGCCGAGGCCCTTGCCGCCCTGCTGTTTCGCTTTGTTCGCGGTGAAGTCGTTGTACCAGATCAGCTTTCCAGTGAGGCGGTTCTGGCCGAATAGGATGGGAATGGGAATGCCGAGGATGGCAGCATTGGTCCGGATAGCGTGGTACTTCTGAATGATCTGCTGTGGTTGGCCGAAACCCATTTTAAGGTGTAGACTCTGCTTGAACGAGGTTGGAGAAGGCCCACAGCACTACCCGTCGGGATAACCTCTCCATAAAACTGGTCCTGTTGCGACGGCTACAATGACGGGACCAGTTAGACATCAGCGCAATGACCTGATTCCTCCCTAGAAAAGGCTGAAGAACCGCCGCGGCCTGCGCCGCAAAAATCCCTCTTCGGTGCCATGCGAGCCGATCACGCCTCTGTCACGCACCGGATGAATCACAAAGTTGGGCCATTCAGCAACAATGGCGCCGTGGCTGAATGTGCGCCCAACACGGTAAAGCACGAAGTCGCCCGGCTTTACTTCTGCTTCCGTGATTTCCCGCATGTACCGCAAAATCAACTGGAGGTAAAGTTCCTCATCGCTGTGCAGCATCATCTGCGGAGCGTATTCCGGTGGTTTCGGAATCAGCTTCAGGCCGGATTCGTTCAACACGCAGACTGGGAGATAGGCGCAGTCCACGCCGACGCCCTTGATGCCGGCGCAGTCGTGGAACGGAGTGCGAAGCCAGGTCTTTGCAACTTCCACAATACGCGCGCGGGATTCGTCTTCCGTCACACTGCTACCTCTGGGTTGGGCACATAAGGCTGGCCACCGAAGTTGATCAGGTTCGAAAAACGGCCGCTGCATGTTGCTTGTGTCTTGTCGCAACCGTAGTACATCGTGAAGCCATCGCCAACGGCCAGCGCCAGCGGCGTGAATCCAGCGAGCACGATCTGCGTCGTGGAAGGTTGCGACTTGATGGACATCGTGATTCCAGCGTTGGCGCCGGACGTGAAAGTGATGAATCCCTGGGCGTAGACAGCCGCAGTGACCGCAGAACTCAGATTGATGGTCTGTGTGGTCGAGCCCGCGGCCACCGTGCGCGAAACAGAAAACCCGGATTTGACGATGGTGCAATTTGCATCATAGAGCGTGTGGCGGCAGGAAGCCTGAATAAGTTTCGGCGGCGTTTTCAGGTTCAGCAGATAGAGCAGGTCCGCGACAGTGAACTCCACGATCGAGCGCCCTGTCTGTTTGAAGTCGAGGATCTGTCCAACGAACTTGATCTCTACGCCGCGAGTTGTGTTCGGTGCCTCACCTGGAGCCCAGTAAGCCGTGTAGACCGTGACTGCCGCGCCATCGAATAGCCCAGCGGTCAGACACTGCATCATCGGAATGCTCGTACCAGGGAAAAGAATCGAAGCTGGAAGCATCGCCGTCAGCGGCATATCGTTCGCTGCCAGGCTGAACGAGGCTTCCATCTTCACCACGCCCCGCTGCCAAGCGCCATAGAGCGAGGAGTAGTACGTGTTGCCGCCGTAGGTGATGTCCGCTTGGCTGCTGGTGGTGCGAAGAACCTGACCGTTGACCAGCGTGATCTGGAAGAGGTCTGCGCGCCCGAAGATATTCGTAGTCTGTAGGAACGTGAGCAGCGTTGAGCCCGGATTTTTCATTGCTAGAGCAAGACGGAACGAAATTTTAGACTCGACAATTCCCACCGCTGGGAAAGGAACTCTTGCAGATCCGCCCATTCGTCTTCTTCAAAGCGGCAAAGGAAATAGAACGAGCCCGTCCAGGTGATCGGCGCCGCGTTGGCAGGTGCGGATGTGAACGTCACTAATCCGGTGGGGGAAATAGATGCAGGCGTGACCGGACTGCCGCTCACATAGATCGTCGGTGTACCGTTCAAGTTCTGAATCAGGTCCACCATGCCGCCGATGGTGCGCGTCAGTTGAAATGTTTTCGTTGCGCCATCGCCAGTGCCGAAGTTCATCGCGGTCACAGCGTTGTCGTAGGGATCGCTGTACAGCCAGTTCTGGTAGCTGCCCTGCACGCTGCCCATGAATCCGGCGAGCGTTTGCAGCGCGGAAGAAGCTGTCGCGTAGTCGCCCTTCAGAAGCTCAAAGTCTAATTCAAACTTCCAAATTGGATACGGCGTCAGGGAGATTCGGTTCTCGCCGCGATTATTGGCGGGAATCTGCACGATGGTTCGGAAGGATGGCGTCTTTTTGACAGGCCACGCCGGGCCACCGTTTGTAGCGGTGAACGTTGGAAATATGCTGTACGACATTTTGTGGTACTATCCGCTCGCTAGGAGGTCGGCGCTATGTATCCTCTGGAAGCAACAACCGAAACAATAAAGATTGCTGAGACTGAAACCGATCACGCTGTTCTCGCGGGCATTCGCAAGGCGACCCAGTCAATCCGAGCGATGCTGCTGTTTTTTACCATACTCACGATCGGCGGCTTGATCGGAACGCTTCTTTGGGCCGTTGAAATGCTCACTCGTTAGAAACTGTTCCCCTTCCGCATGCCTCGCCGCAGCGTCCGCGCAATCTTGTCCCCGTTACGCTCGAAGAAATCGGAAACGCCGGTCGCATCAAGGGCGTGAACGTGCAAATGCACGGCACTCCCGCCTGCGCCTTCCCGCACATTCGCGGCGAGATGCGAAGGCAATACCATTTCATTCGGGTGTAGCAGCGCGAAGCCGCCCGTGGCCGGCACATCCCAGCCACCCGCCGCCGAAGGTAGGCCGCCGCCCAGTGCGACGACCGTTGCGAACATTGCGGGAGCCGCGACAAGGTTAAAAGGAAAGGGGACTTCCGCATACACATTAGACGCGGCTTTATAAGCATCCCGCATGATGCCGCCCATCGCGTGCTCTTTGCCGATGGCACCGGCAGTGATGGAGTATTCAATCTGAGCTTCTAAGGCTTTCAGAAGGCTGTTTACCACATCCATCACTATCGCGCGGCCCATATCGGCGAATGCTTTGCCGATGGTCATGGTGCCTCTGAGCATTCCGTCTACAATCTGATCCATCGCTCTGTTTATTGGAGCAAACATGTGATTCCACTGCTCCTGCATTTCTTTTAGCTTCTTCTTCTGTTCCTCGTTTGCCTTATTCTGAGCCTTGACGATGGCCTCCCATGCTTTCTCCCACGCTCTTTCTGTCGCTTTCGCGGCTTCCTCGGCTGCGTGGTCCATTTCTTTGTTGGCCTCGCGGTTGGCTCGGACTTCTTCTTCGAGGACTCGGGTGTTTTCCTTCGCGGCCTTCTCCGCATCGTCGAGTTCCGCGATGATCTCTTCGTGCTTTATCCTTTGGGCTGCTCTGGCGGCTTGCTCGGCCTGTCTCTGAGTTTTCTCCTGCTCCGCCCGAATCGCGTTCTGGGCTTCGACGTTCGCTATTGCGATCTCTTGGTTGTACTTCTGGACCTTCAGCGCGACAGTGTTGTACAAATCCGAAAGCCCGCGGAGGGCCTCTTGCCACGACCTAAATTCCGTGGTGTCTTCGTCGGTGCCTCCCAAGATTTTCTGTACGTGCTCAATCGTAAAACCGACCTCTTTCAAGGTGGCTGCCAAATCTTTCGCCTGTGTCGGGACCAAGAACTCTTTTAAAGTCCGCTTCGCGTTATCCCCCAAATCCTTCCACTGCTTTCCGTTCACATCGATGACTTTGCCGAGGTCGGTGATCTGCATTCCCAGCGACGCGACTCGTTCACGGTCTCCCGCGATCGCACCAGCGCTGAGTTCAGTCAGCCGCACGTTTCCCTGAATCAAAGCGTTGGACATCGCGATTGTGTCGTCGGAAAGCTTCCGCTCGATGCTGTCGAGTGCCTCGAGCTCAGATTTCAAATTCACCGTGTTTTCATAGAAGTTCCAGGCCGCCGCGCTGCCCTTGTAGAGCAGTTCGGCGATTCCGACGATTGCCACTCCCGAAAATGCGGCGGCCATCGTGCTCCCGATCGGGCCGATCGACGCCAAAAACGAACTTATGTAGCGAGGCATACCCGTGCCCAGCAACTCCCCGGTACCTCGAATTGCTTCCCGGCTTTCTCGCATCGAGTAAGTTAAAGCTTCCGGCGCCGAACTCGTACTTGCCATCGCGGTCTTAATGCGCGCCGAGGCGTTCTCGACACTTGCGGCCGCTTTTTCACTTTCTCCAAAAATCGCGGCGAAGTCCGCCCGTGCCTCGACCTGAAGAATGCTTGAATCAGCCATTTGCGTTTTCCTTTCGCTTGATCGAGACGCCAGGCATCGACATCAGCGTTGAAACCGGCTCACCGCCACCGCGCGTGGGGCGTTCTTTGTGATAGACGCCTGCGAGCAGCGCCGAGGTTATGTGCGTGGGCGGGTTCTTGCTCCAGTAGTTCATCAGGATCATCGCTTTCTTCCACGTCAAGCGGTCTACTTGCTCGAAACTCCATCCGGTTGCGCTGATGACGGTGCCGTAGAGGTCGATCCAATCAATTCCGAAGCCCTTTCCGTTTTTTTTTCCGCAGGTTCATCGTCTGCCACCAAGCCGGACACCTGTAGGAGTGCCTTCATCGCCCGAGGAAAGTTGCGGAGCGTCAGGCAGCGCTTCACGTCATCAGATTTTAGGGAAGGTTCGGCAACTTGCGCCGAACGGAAGATGATCTCTGCGGTTTGAACGATGGAGTCGCGTGCCGTAATGGTTCCGGCCTGCGCGTCCACGCCAATCTTTTCGAGCAGTTGCATGTCGAGCAGGTTCAGCGGCGTGAGCTTAAGCACTCTGTTACTTAGTTCGATTTCCCTGGTTTCCTCTAGCGGCATTGTTCTTCCCCCCTGGCCATCCAACTGATCACCGCGGCACACCAAGTAGTGAACTCTTGGTCTGACATATTGTTCCGCATCCGGTTTGGAATGCGGTTAGTCCATCGAATGTTTTCAATAGTGTGGGTGCTTTCGGGCCTAGATTTAGGAATTACGTGATCCAACTCGGCATTTCGACTGAGCTTAGTGCCCGTCAGCGCACAGAGACCACGTTGTTTTTTCCAGAGCGAAGCCAGTTCCCCGGCCGTCAAGTCCGCACCATATGTGGAGTTCCAGCATTTCGCCCTCCACAGGAAAAAGTGTTTCACCCGCAGTTGTTCCAAGCGCCGTTTATCAGCAATCCTCTTTTTGGATCTCCGGTCTGGATCGGACGCCCATTTGTCCCTGTCTCTTTGGCGGCATGCTTCAAGATGGCGCTTTCGATGTTTACTCTGGACCTTCCTTTGGTATTCCATATGAGAGGGACTCTTGCGCCGTGCGCTCACCTCACTCCTATGCTTTGCATAGTATCTATTGGCTGCCGACCTGCTACACGTTGGGCATGTGGTGTAGATTCGACCATCTGGGCGATGGATGACAGTTTTCTTCGTACCGCAGTTACGACAGACTAGCTCTACTTGTCGGCCTCCTCTCCTTCTGACGATTGTGGGCATCGTCAATATAAGTTTGGTTGTTTCTTCCAGCGCCATGAAGAGTCCTTTCTACGGAGCAATAAAAAAGGGAGAGCGCAGGGTCGAGACGCTCTCCCTCCTTGGGGTGACCGCGTGGGAAAAATTACTGACTGAAGTCCAATTCCGCGAGATTGCCCGCGGCATTGGCGAACATGGAGAACTCGACATCCTGAATCAGGTAATCGCCCTGCTTCGCCGGAAATGACCACTTCGTCATGCGGCACGCGAACCAGCGCGTGAGAGCGACCTGCGCTTCGTACTGAATGAACAGGTCAGCCTCGAAGATCGGGCCATAGCCCATGAGCTGGTTGGCGAGGGTGATGCTGATGCCGGAAGCCGCGACGGAGTAGATGTAGGAAATCTTGACGCTGATTCCCGACACGTTGTCCGCAGAGGAGAAGATGTACTTCCCCTTGTTCGCCCCGCTGAGAGACACGCTATACTGTCCTGCGGTTGGAGTGCCGCCGCCAACAGTGCTGATGCAGGTGAACGGCACGCCCGTTGCCGCGTTGATTACGCCCAAATCCGCGATATAGTTCGTGGCATTGCTCACCGTGATCGTGAACGGTGTTGCCGGAATTGCCGTTGGTCCTTCGTTGTACACTGGCGAGTTGTAGCCCACCGCAGTTGTTTGTCCGAAGATGATATCGGTCAGAGTCTTGCCGGTGATGGAGGCGAATTTCGCCTTGCCGGTGACTTTGCCTTTCCCTGTCGCCACGTCCACAGGAAATTGCGCCTGGCCGTACAATTCCTTCACTTCAAAACTCACGTCGATGCTGCCCTCCTGCAGAACACCGAGCGCCAGCGGCGTCGGGAATGCAGATAGGTTTCCAGCGTTCGGCGTGCAAACCAATACGCCACTGTTGAACAGATACATAGAAAATCCCTCCCTTTAACTTGTGGTGATGATGTCGATGCGAATGCCTGCCACACCGATTCCGCTCTGGTACCCTGGGTCTTTTGCGCCTGAACCTGAAAACCTGCAATCCACGGCGATTTCATTTCCATTCGCGTCCTTGAGCGCCAACCTTCCCGTGGCTGGATCGGGACGCAGCGCCACATCAATCGCATCGAGCATGGCGTTGATCACCGCGTAGCCTGGAATCGAGTTGTCGCCCGTATCGACGTAGATCTGCGCCGTGATCTGGAGCGTCCAGTACAGCGGGATGCCCAGGCCTCTGAATGACGGCGTTTCCAGTTCGTCGAGGATTTCCAGTGCCGGGAGCCGCGCCGTGCCCAATTTCGCCTCGGGTATCGGCGTGCGGCTGATTGTGTTGAAACCGACAGCTTGCGAAATCTGGTTGTAAAACGCCGTGTAAATCGCTTCGCGTGCAGCTCTCATCCAATGACGCTCTTATTCACGGCATTTCGTAGCCCGGCCATGATGACCATGCGGCGCTCTTGCAGCGACGTGTGCATGAATGGACGTGCGGGAAAGTGGATACCAAAGGGACTGCCCGTCATAACCCGTTCGCCGCCTCTGCGAGTGACAAGATGCGAAGGCCGTTTCAGATTTCTTCTTGCGACAAATGAACCACCGAACTCGTGGATTTTCCCGTAAGGCGCCTCCGACCCGACCGCTACTTTCCCGACGACTGCGGTGCGTGACTCCATATACGAAAACGGAAATACTGACCGCCGCAGGTTGCCCGTTCTGTTGTGCAATACCTGACCGGAGAGCTTTGCCGACTTAACGTAGTTCGACAGATTCCGCATTTCCTTTGCCATCGCAAAGGCCACGTCGCCGACGAGTTTGTCGCCCATGCGCACAAACTTTTCGATCAGGATTTTGTCGGTGTTGTTGAATGAAATGGTGATCATTGCATGACCGTGACGACGATGCGGTAGCGGTTCTCGATTTCTTTCATAATGGTTTCAGCTTCTTCCGTGTTGCTGAAAGTCGCCGATTCGCCTGCCTTCGAACTGTTGGATTTGATTCCGATGTGCTTCCTGTTCATGTACTTCAGCGCGCAGATTTCGAGTGCGTACTGTTCGAGGTCGCCGGGAACTTGGGCATAACCCGCAGTGTAGGAAATGTTGACGTTCTGCTTTCCGGCACGAAAGATGCCGTAGGGTGACATCGAGCCGATGTCGTTGCGCTGCCAGGAGTAGTAGCCGCCACCCACAAGCGCGACGCTATAGTTGTCGAAGACGTAGCCCGGCTGTACGCCATCAGGAGAAAATGGGATGTCAATATCATCTACCGTTAGATCGGAAACCGCTGTGATCGGGAAGTTGCGCGTGATCATCGAAGGCGTTCCAGAACCGTCACGGCTTTCCACGAATGAGGAAGGAACGGTGAAGCCCAAAGCTGGGCGGGAAAGACGGCTATAGATTTGATTCGAGACAGCGGTGATCAGGCGCGAGAGTAGCGTGTCGTCGGCATTGTTAGTTGAAGGAATGCTAATCCAATCCTTCAAGTCAGAAAGGTCAACAAGATCTGTGGGGTCCGCTTGCGGCATCGTGTTCTCCTGCAGAAATGAGGGGAGCCTCCTTCTCGAAACTCCCCATCACTTCCGAAGACTGCGGCGCTTGCAGCCTCTACGCCGGTGAGGTCATGAACCGCCGGCGATTTCGTTTTAGGCTATGTCCTGAATCAAGCCCAGACCGAACGGCACGTAGAGCTGCAGGACTTCATCGGCGTAGACGCCGTATTCATAAGTCCGCTGGATCACGGGCCATTCCTTCGAGTAGTACTCCTGCCGGGTGACGACCCGCGCCACACCGGGGATGTTCGCGTTCGGATAGGGAACGTGCTTCAGGTTGGCAAAGCACCAGCCGGAAGGCATGTTCGGATGCAGGCGAACCGGTGTCGCCTTCGCGCCCTCCATGCTGAACTTGTTGAGGTAGGAAGTGACCAGCGCGCCCGCAGTGATTTCGCCCTGCGAGGACTTCTCGTTGGGCATGATGATGTTGTAGACCGGATTCGAGGTGCCGCTGAGAACGATCTGGGTGATCTCGTTCGCCAGCTTCGAGCCGACCCACAGTTCATCCGGCCACAAGCGGTAGTTGTCCCAGAAGGACTTGAACATCGCGTCTATTTCCACGACGCTGCCGTGAGTGTCGGAGGTGAACTTCGCGCCAGCCAGCGACTGATAATAGCCGCCGCCGTTGATGAGCTGCGTGATGAAACCATCGAACGACGTAGCGTTCGAGGAGTGGTCCGTGGACAGGCCGGTCGCGTTGGCCTTCTGGTTGCCTGCAGTGCCAAGAGAGGGCGTGACGATGATGGGGATGTCGGTGATACCGACGAGCGAGCAGTTCGCCGCGCCAGTGGTTGTTCCAAGGTACCAGGCATAGCCAGCCGCACCCTGAACGGGGTTGACCGACCAGGTAATGTGCTGGGTCGCGCCCGGGGTGATGGTGGCCTGCGCGGAAATCACGCCGACGCCGCCATTGACCGTCTGGGAGTTGCTGTATGGACCCGCAGAGGTCTGCGAGAACGACGGATTGGGCGAGTTGCCCGCAGCGATTGCGGCAGTGGTGAAGCCGTTTGCGCCGCCGCAGAGGGCTACGCCAAGCGGGGTCAGTGCCACGCAGAAGCAATAGACCGGGACGGCGCCGAACGAACCGTCGGATCCGGCTGCCACGCCAGGCGTTCCAAGGAACGTCACTTGTGCGAGTGTGAGCGATGCGTTTCCGCCGAGGAGCATTTGTTCTTCGCCGATCATCAACGCTTCGAGCGTGGTGATTTGCGCGAGAGCCCGCATGTCGTCGAAACCTTCGCCGGCATACTGCCCTTCAAAGGTCACCTGGTTTTCAATTCCGATGCCCTTGTAGGTTGCGGTGTAGTCCTTTTCCGTCAAGGACATGACCATGCCGCGCTTCCCTTCCTGCACTCCAACGTAAGTCGCGGGAGAGCCGGTGTTGATGCCGGTGATGGCCTTCCAGTGTGCCGCCGTGCCGTATCCGGAAGGCTTGTTCACCCGGGCGGTTTGATTCCGCAGGGGCGTCAGCACCGGATATAGGCGCTTGGCTTGAGCTTCCAGGTCGTAGTAAACCAACCCGGTGTTCTGTGCGATCCCCGCGGTCGTCGCATCCTTGAAGAGTGCGAGTGTGCGCTGGGTTAAAGCAGACAATTCAGCGTTCATAAACTCTTTTCCTCCGTGGCTTCAGCGGTCAGCGCCTAACCGGGAAGCCGAGATTTGTGCAACAAAAAACGCCGTCCTGACGCCCGTAGGCGTTGGTTCGGCGTGCTTGAAACTCGATTTGGTTCTGCTGCTTACCGCGCGATCGTGGGGTTGACGTACAGCGGCTTCGCAAGGATGTCGCGGCCAAACTTCGCCAGGTCCACCTTGTTCCCGCCGGGGGTCGTCACTTCATGCGGTTCGGGCTCTTTCCCCGCGTTCTCCGACTTGGTGACTTCGGCACCCGCTGCTTTCGCAACTGCGCCGGCTGGCAGGTCGGACTTCTTCGGAAATGCCTTGCCGAGTTCCTCAAGGAAATCCGTGAAGCCTTTCTTCAGGTCGGCGACTTCGGACTTCAACGCTTCGACTTCGGCGTTGGGAGTCACGGGATCGTCGATCTTGGCAACCTTGGCATGACAGTCCTTGCCGTCCACACCGTCGGCGCCATCGTGCAATGCCGCAATGTGTGCCGCCATCGCCTCATGGTGTCCCTTGATGGCGATGACGTGCGCCTTGTGGTGCGCAGCCATCTTTTCCAACTTATCGACGCGGTCAATCAGGCCAGTGGCCTTTTCGAGCAACGCCGTTTGTTCCGGTGTCATAGACTCGTCTCCTTCTGATTTTGAGATTAGTTCCTGGCCTTCTTCCTCCGCGAGGTCTGTCAGAATCGACACACCTTCCGTTAACCACGTTTTCAGGCGCGCAGGAATATCCGAACCATCGCCTTCCCATTCCGCCTCAGCTTCGAGGCAGGACTGGACGGAGTAAATGGTTTGCAGGAGGTCGGCCATGCGGCCAACGTCCCACAAAGACTTTGCAACCTTTTCGCTCGACACCTCGACGCCGAACGACTTCGCTTTCGCATCGATCTTCGCCTTCGCCGCTTTCTTCTCTTCCTCGCTCATGCCCTGCGTCTGATTGAACCGCGCGAGCGCGTTGCGAACGTGCGATGCGTCGTGGATGGGCAGCTTCCAGGTTGAGGTGTCCTCTGGGTCGCCAACGTGCGCGAAGTCCGAGGCGTGCAGTTCTTCGCCGCTCACGGTCTTCGTCTTCGCTGCCTTCTTCAGTCCGACGAACTTCCGCATCTCTTCGCTGCCGTCGGCTTTGATGGCGGTGAACGTCGCGCCATACATGCAGGGATTGTCCACAATGGACAGTTCGGCAGTCGATGCGGTGTAACGGGTCGTGTCTCCGT